TTTTTGAGTTATTTTATTTCTACTAAGTATTATACGGTATCGAGATCACCGATTAATACTTTTCCATAGAACTCTGGGCGCACTACCTTCTTAGCGTAGCGGGTCATTACGCCTCTACGTGGTGTGAAGTTCACTGGATCATAGACCAATGGAGTTTGGATTAGTGGGATATAAGGAGCATATACAGCACCGGTTTCTAGGAAGTTGTTTCCGCGGAAACCAACCAATACTACGTTATCGGTCATGTATGGGTTCTTGTAAACTTGGAAGCGACTTGCGAAGCTACCAACACGGCTTACGCCCATTGCGAACTTAGCTTGATCGCCGTCAGTGTTTACAACATATCCTGGGATTGATTCCAAGATTGTTGCTACGTCTGGACTTACGACCAAGAAGTTAGCACCACCACGGAGGGTCAATTTTTGGATTGTGTTAGACACCTTTTGAATCTTGTTACCAAGAGTTTGGAACCAGGTGCTCTTTACGTAAGCAGTACGGTTTGGTGAACTGTTTGCATTACGTGTGAAGACTGCTTCACCGGTTGTTGCGTTGATTGACTTGCTGAACTCAACGCCGATTTGGGCGGACCAAGCTTCGGTTGTGATACCTTGAACGGATTCGTTCAACATATCTAGGATTTCAAGATCAATTTCCATACTTACATATTCACTCAATAGAGCAGTAAGTTCTGCTTCTGCATCGATAGAGTGGTAAGCATTCAAGTCTTGAGCCAATTCTGGGGTCCAGACTGCCTTTAGTTTACGAGTTTTAGCAACGATAGGTTCGCTGTTTAGTACCAAGTTAACTTCTGGGATACTGATATCGGTATCAATGCTTTGTGTAGCAACGTTACCGGCCGTACCGGATCCTTCACCGGCAGTCTTGCCAGCTTCAAAATCACCACGTAGGTTGTCGGTAGGTTGTAGACTATAGATCAATTTAACCTTGCTTGACGCACCGCCAAATGCACTGTTAGATGCTGATACGATATATACGGTTTGATAGAATGGATCTCCCAAACTGCCTGTATTGATTGCCTTAGTGTATGTATTCAATACGAGACCACTACTTTGTAAGGTAGTTGGTGTAGTTGATCCTGAGATTAAATTGAATGAACGAGCTGCGTTTAAATCTGCATTATATACATATCCATTAGCAGCAATACCGGAAGTATTGTCGTCATGATTCAAGATTACCTTGAACAATTTCTTAGCTACTACGGACGAACTCAATTCGCTAGCAAATTGCACGTCATTCCAAGAAGCTGTTTGAATTGTATTACCAGTGGATGTAGTACCTGCTACTTTTGTTAGTGTAATAGCAGAGCTACTTACTGGACGAACTGAATAAGCATATGCGCCTTGACCATATAAACCACGAACAGCGTCGTCGGTAGAACCCAATTTCTTACCTGTACCACCGAACAAACTATCGTTCAATTGTTTACCGGCACGTGTGGTTTTAGCACTACCGTTATTCAAATTACGTAAGTCGGTACCAGGAGCGGTTGTACCATACTTGAAGTCTAAATAGAAAATTAGACCTGATGGTAGGTTCATTGGTTGAACGCTTACGAATTCCTTCGCAGCGATCTCAGCGAACACACGACGAACCAATGGAAGAGCTACGCCAGCCCATTGTTCAGAACTGGTAGAAGTACCAGTGGTGGTTGCTTCGTCAAGCAATTGTTTTGCTTGGTTTTCCAAGAGGATAGACATGTGTGCCTTTTCAACACCAGCACAACCTTCTAGTAGGCCTGTCTTTTCCCATTTGTTTTGTAATCCACGGGTTTCAGCCATCAATTTGGCTTGTGGATTCATATTATTTGTCAATAGACTCTTTACATCCATACTCATATTTTGTTTCTTTCTATATTAATTACTGTTAGGTTTTTACTCGCAAACTAATTTTACTTCTTGATTCCTGCGAGTTTTTGGAATCTTGAAGTCATCACATCGGCTTGAGGTTCTACAATGGTAGAATCAGGCTTTGTTGATGATACTGGTTTGCTTGCCAAACCTTCGGTGATAGTTTGAGCAGTTGTATTAGTCTTTTTCTTGACAACTGATGCACCGGAATTAAGTGATTCGGCCAAAACTGTATATGCCAACTTGACTTCACGAATATTCTTGGTCAAGTCGAAAGTGTTAATGATCTTAAGCTTTTGATCTTCGGTTAAACCTTTACCTTTAAATAGTTTATTGGTATAAAGCAACTTAGCATTCAATAAATTGGTTTCGGCTAGAACACCCTTCATATATTTTACGGTATTCAGTGCTTCACCCAACTGTTTCTTAAGAGTTTCGTTTTCTTCGTTAATTGCAATTAGTGCTTCTGCCATTTCGTCGGCTGTAACGTCGCCTTCAGCTACAGGAGAGGGTACTTGACCTGGCATCTGAGTTTGATCTTCAGGAGCGGCAGGTGCTACTGGAG